TATTATTTGAACTTTTTCTGTACTACTACTTGTAGCACGCATATTATCTATAAAATTTTGTAATTCTGTCATAACCTTTATTTATTTATTTATTTTTAATTCTAATGCTTTTATGTGTTTACATTTACCATCAAACGCTCTCCATCTACCTGGACAATTACAATGAAATTTGCCTGAATCTGGGTAATATACCGTTTTATACGTTTTATTTGCGTCACTACTGCTAACAGTCATTACAACTATTGGTTCTTGTTTTACTTTAGGTTTTGGTTTGATCCATTCTATATCATCTAATGTTGTATTTGGATCTACTTCTTTCCATAAGGGCATAAGGTATTTTTTGCCATTTAATACTGTTAACCCAGGAGACATAACAGGGTGTGTATATTTATATTTAAATCTATTTGCAAATATAGTTGAACCAAACCCACTACCTGGGATGCTTAGTGCCCCTTCAGTATGAATTATTCTTGACCTATAATTTCCGTGTTTATTTAAATTTGTGAATTTCCATAATGCCATATAATGTAACCTTTATTTTATACGTGAATATACGAAAAATATTTGCGGCAACCAAATGGGTCGCCGCTTTTCTTATGTTTGATTTTTTTATAATATTTTTTCCTATTTCTATAAGGACTAGGTGTCTTCATAGAATCATACCATTCATGCTGAGTAAGTGTTATTGTCTTTAAATTTTTCATCATTAATTGATTGTAGATCTAAGCTTAAAGCCATACATAAATTTTTCAATTGGCCTGCATTATGGATAGCCATAAAATCTTCTTCAGTCATATGATTAAATAATGATAACGTACTTAATCTTATATTATTTCCCTTGACCCCTATAGGCTTTGACATAGTTTTTACTTTGTTTGCTTCTACTTGTGTTATTTTTTGAGTGTATTCCAGGTCGTTTTTTACGCTTATTAGCTTTGTAATCCGATACAACAATTCGTGCCATAATCTTTTTATCATAAATATAATGTATAATCAGAAAAACGCCGCATATAAGTAGTTATTTTTACCCCATTCCCATCTTTTTTGATTTTACCATTTCTAAACCATTTTTTTACACTTCCAGCTCCACCTAAATGAGCTGCTGCTAATAAACCTGATTCTGTTACTAGTATACCATTTACTATTTTACCATCAAACTTATTTATATATTTTTGTAATCTTTTTTTATTATATAATAAATTTTGCTTCATAGCATATTCCTGTAAATCAGGACTATTTAGGAATGCTTCTTTAGTTACTTTAATTTTTAAAGTTTTTAATGTTGACTTACCAAATTGATATTTACCCATATAACCATATCTATTCACAATAAAATATCTGTTACCTGATTCTTGGTGTCCTATAGCAAATAAAAATTCGTTCATACCTTTAATCTCAACAACCTCTTCTTTTACCTCCTTAATTTTTAATTTAGGTAATTCTTGGGGGAGAGGTTTATTTGAAGGTACAATAAATAATATAAATAATAATAAAAATGTTCTCATAATTAAAAGTTTTTTAGAAAATCACCCTTCATTGTTTTAGATTTTAATTGTTGGGCTTTCTCATCATTCTTAAGTATTTTATCAGTTAATTTTTCTAGATGTCTAGATTTTTGTTTATCATAATCTTTAGTTATTTTATGATATTTTTTATCTAACGATCTAGCTCGTCTTGCCTTTTTCATATTCTTGAAATATATTGGTTAACATCATCTTCATCACTATCTAAACCTAATTCTTTTAAACGTTGTAAATGATAATCATCTACTTCCCATTCTACTTTTTCACTTGTACCAAAATGTTCTTGTTTAGTTTCAATTTGTTTAACATCTTTAGTATTAAAAATATCACCAACAGTTAAAAAGTAATGGTTGTAACATAATAATTGAACATTATCTAAGCTGTAATTATTACTATTATTATCTTTAAAATGGAGTAATAAAGGCATTTTATAATCTAATACTCGCCTTTCTTTGAATGAACATACAGCACATTCCTCCGATAAATATCCTTGCTCTATAAGAGCATACTTAAGTTTATTAGGATTAAATGAAGATGCTGCTATTCTACCTTCAATTATTTCTAACATATGAGGCATTTTTTTAGGCCCCTTTAAAAATTTAGGTATACCTTTACCTTGTTGGTTTTTATGCCCAGCAAATAATTTATATAATTTAGCCCACTTCTTATAATGTTGATATGAAACATGAAGATACCTAGCAGCCGCCATATTTGATTTTGTTTTGGCTTGAGCTGCTAAAATTTGTTCTTTAGATAGTGGTTTTGCCTTTGGCATTAGCTTCTATCTTTATCTGTATTATTAATAATTTGGAATGGGCCTTGTAAATTTCGATCTTCTTTGTCCATATTTAACATTTCAGCTTTAGCAGCATTTTTATCACCACGTTCAATGGCAGATGCTACTACAAACTGTTCATATTGATCTTCTTCCATAACAATAGTTTCAGTGTACGTATGATCACCTGATCCTCTTGTTACAGGAATACCTCTTTTAGCACCCACTGTAGAACAATTAACACAAAAATCATATCCAAATTTAGTTAACCTTAATTCGGGCATGTCTTCTTTACATCTAATACATGGGATCATTTTCACAGTACGGGGGATTTTAATAGTCTGTTGCATAAATATATAACCTTTTAAAAATTAGGCTGGAATATACGAACTATATTTTGAGAAGCCAAATTTTATTGGATAAGCTTTAAGGATATATCTTCTATTTTATTTATTTTTATAGAAACATTACCTAATTTAAATTCTCCTATTTCTCCACTATCTTCTATTATTTGGTTCAATTGAACAATATATTGCACATCATTTTGAGTAAAATTATTACCATTAATTGTTACTATAATATCATCCCCACCATTAAACCAATCATTTAATGATTTTAAACCATCGTTAGAATTAAGTATTACTAATTTTTTTCTATAAACTGGGATTAAAATAGGATGACCGTATTCATCATTTTGTATCCAACTCCCCCACTTTTTTAGATAATGTTTTCTTGCCTTTGCTTCAAATATTTTATAACTATTATCATTTTTACCAATATCCCCACCAGCTTTATCATTCCACCTATGACCTCTACAAGTTAAATGATAAACTAAAGCATCTCTACTTTGTATTAATTCATAACCAGCAATAAGCCATCGTTGGAATATGTCTGAGTCTTCAAAAGGAAATGGAGCAAAACCCCAATCATGACCACCCATGGATTTAAAATCTTTTTTATACAAAATCCAAGGTGCAAACATTCCTTTAGTAGTCAAATCTTTTGATTTTTTTATTTCTTCCTTAGAAAATTTATAAAATTCATTAATTTTAAGTGAATCAAAATCTAAACCAAAGTCTTTAATAATTTTTTCATTTCCAGGGGGGTGTAAAGGTGGTTCAACTCTTGTTCCACAAATAACTGTACCTGGTTTTAGATGTTTTATTAAGTTTTCTATGTAGTTGGGGGCAATATACATATCTGCATGTAATATACCTACGATATCATGGGTTGCCTTATCAATTCCTTTATCATATAAAATAGTATGTCCTATCCTACTTGGTTCTTTCCAATAAATCAAATTATTATCATTTAAAGAATCCAACCACTCAATAGTTCCATCATCAGAACCATCATCTATTAATATTAATTCTACTTCATCAGTATAATGTTTTCTAACACTACTATATGCATTTTTTAAATGTCTTAGATTATTATAACTAGGTATAACTAAAGTTATTTTATTCATATATTTAATTTTATTGTTTTAGCCCCTTTATCATTTCATATTCATCAAATATAGGTAAAGATTTCCACTTCTTCAACCATTTTTTAACATTTCTTTGTTCACATAATTGTTGCCTTTCAGAACTTTTACCATTATTTTCTTCTAATCTATGGCTTCCTCTTGCTCCAAAATGCCATACTAAACTTTTACTAGTCAAAATAAATTTAAAATTTTTATGTAGCATTCTTAAAAATAAATCCATATCATCCCAACTAGAGGGTGCAAATAAAGGATCATTTCCTCCTATTTCATCCCAATCTTTTTTTCTAATTAACCCAGAAACACCTTCTCCTTTTGGAACTTCAAAATTATTTATTTTAGTAAATTCTTGTCCCCACTCTTCAAAATATTCATTATTAAAATCATGATAGTAAGCACCAAAAATATCTTTTTCTACAATAACAGTTCCAGGTCTATTAGTAGAGTTGCCAAACATATTTGGTTCTACCCTATGGGAATTAACCCACATTTTTTTATCTGGGTATTTATCAAAAGTATCTACTAAAGGCTTATCCCAATTTTTAGTAACATAAAAATCAGAATGTAGAAACATTATAAATTCAGTCTTTACCTTATCAGCACAAAAATTCATCCCACCCCCTATACCTAAAGGTATTTCATTTTTATCAATATAATATTCTAGATTATATTTTTTTGAGTTTTTAGCTAACCATTTATTTGTTCCATCAGAACAATTTTCTGCATGAATTATAAAAGGTGCATTTTTATAATAACTATTTTCTCTTACAGATTTTATGGCTATTTTAAGATATTCTAGGTTATTATAAGTACTAATACAAAAAGTTAGTGGTATATAATTATCCCAGGAATTATGTAACAATTGAGGATTAATAAATTTTAGGTCATTAGCTCCGTCCCCATAAATAATTTGGGTAAGTGAATATTTATTTTCAAATTTTTCTTTTCTTAAAGAACTAATATCTATAATTTTAAATTCAGTAAAATCTTCATTAACCAGAATATTATTTGGGGCAATATCTTCAAAAGATATTCCCAACTCATCTGACATTCTAAAAAGAGAATTTAATATTTGAGTACAAAAACTATTAACATACTTTTTATCTGAAAAATATTTGTAAAATCTATTTTGGAGATCAGTTGCATAGTCTGAGGGGTAAAAATTATTAGCTGATTTAATAATTAAAGGGGACCAATTTGGGTGGTACTCTGTAATGGCTATATCATTACTTATTTTAAATGTTCTAACTATGTTATTTATAGATGTTTGAGTATAGTCTAGTATATTTCTTATTAGTTGTTTGTCATTAATAATTTTTTCATCAACCCAAGGTGTATGTTTTCTTATTACAAATAAATCTAAAGTCTCTTCCCCAATTATACATCCTTCCCAAACTTCATAAATTCTTTTTGGTTTATCAACATGAGTAGAATTAATTAGAACTATATTTTTAGGGGATATATCAATGTCCCCTATATCTTTTACATAAATATTTTCTTTATTCATTTATCTTAATTTTACCATCAATTACTATATAATCATCATTATAATTAAAAGTATGAGTTCCAATTATTTTAGGATACCAATCAGGATTAATTCTATTAATAATCTCTTCCTTATACCCATTTTCATTTATTTCTATAGATTTAAAAACTAACCCATAACCATATAATTTTGAACAATCTTGTACTGGCCTTATTATTTTATTATTATGATTAAAAATTTTACCAGCAGGGCGAGAATGTGGTATATCATCTATTCCTAATACTTTCCATTCACCTAATAAATCATTAGAATACATTATTAATAAACTATCATCTAAATTAGCACCATGAGTTGTAAACAACCAATATATGTCCTTATGTTTAAAAATCTCTATATCAGAAGTCCTAATATTCTCAGCTATTGTTTTAATAGGTACCCACTTATTAGGAAAAGATTCTGATTTGTATAATATTACTTTTCCTGAGTTTCCTGTTTCAGGTATCATATATATTTCTCCATCATCTTCAAATAGGTTTGGAAATGATAAGTGAAATGGTTCTTCTATAATTTTAGTAGGAGGGGTAATAGTTAAATCATTATTAATAATACTATAAGAAATGATCCCCTTTTGGTAATCATATTCTTCAAAAAACAAATAATTAATACCTTTATGTTTATAAATAAATGGATCAGCATAATAAGTTCCAATGGGAGATTCTATTGGGGTAAAATCAGTAGTATCAAATAAGTTACCACTATTTTTCTTTATTGCTATAAACCATTTATTTTTTGCAGTCATTTATTTTTGTAAAGTTATCCATGTTATATATGGTCTTGCAATTTCAGTATTAATACACCTTATTTTATATAAGGGATTTAAATTATTTATCGTTTTAATAATAGAAGAAGGATTTAAAGTATTAACACCCCAAAAATTATTCAAATTATCCTGAATTTGTTTTGCATGACCGTAATTGTTATTAGTAAACATATAAAATATCAGATACCCCCCATCATTAAGCCTTTCGTACATTAAAGTTTCTAATTCAGTTTCAATCATTTTTAATTGTCCTTCCCAACCTAAATCAAAATAAATTAAATCATAAGTACTTGATATTTTTTGAGAAAAATAATCTCCTTCTATATGTTTTATCTTACCTTCTTTAAATATATCATGGGGGATTAAATTTTTATAGGACATCGCAGTAATATTACCTTTAATGTAAAAACTATCTATTATAGCTTGTGATCCATTTTGTCCTTGCCTTCCAAAACATCCTACATCTAATATATTAGGGTATTCTTTTACCTCTAAATAAGGTAAAATTTCTTTAATACCTTCACCAACTTTATTTAAAATTGATTGTTCTTTCATTTTTAATTTTTTAACATTAATTTTCTTTGATTGTTACTTTTATTTACTATATAAGGCAATTCTCTATCGGGGTTTTCTTTTACATTTTTGGGGACATATAACCATTTATAAGCCATTTTATCCATATATTGCTGTCTATTTTTTACTAAATCTTTCCATGTACCTCTGTTACCAGCACCAAAATCTATCCAATTAATTTCTTTATTATCTATATAATAATTTATTAAGTTAAACCACATATATTTTGCCATATATCTATTATTAGTTGTTTCTTTATCATATAAAGGAGGATGACAGTAAACATAATCATTATATTTTTCTACAAAATGAATTGATAATACAGTATTATCTTCTTCTGTGTAAGCCGCAAATAATTTTATTACCCCAATATTTGCTAGATAATGGATATAATTAGACGGAAACCCCCATTTCCTTTTTTCCCCTCTAATAAGTTGATTTTCCCATAAACTCATAAAAAAGTTAACTAATTCCTGATTATAAGGGATTAAATTATATTTTAAATCTTCGTTTTGTTTTTTAGAATATTTATAATTTTTCTTCCCAGTTGTAGCTAAAGACTTTATATAGTCTTCAAAAGTAGAAATATTAACATTAATAAGAAAGGGAGTTTCAAACATTGTACTAGTATAATTTATGCAAAGAATCAGAACATCCCTGGGCCAATGATAGAAAATCTCTTACAGTAAAATCCATTCTTATGTTTTTATAATGGATGTGAATTGATTCCCCAATATTATCTTCAATATCAAATCTATCATGCATTATGGGATTTTTTAACCTATCAGAAGATAAAGTTATCATACCTGCGTTTACATTCATATGGGGTTCTAGATCATCTAAAAACTTCCCATCATCACAACCCATATAACCATATTTTTCTAAATCTTTCTTTATAGCTGTTACTTTATGACCACAACCTGCGTAATGCATCATATAGATATCTTCTATCTTATCTACTTGCCCATCTTTTAAAGATTTACCTCTATAACCATCAGCCCAAACTCTTGTATAGTGCCATCTTCCAGGCATTTCTACAGGTTTTAAGCCTGATTTTGCTATCGCCCAATTCATATGTCCCATTTCTCCATGCCATTGACCAACCACATAAGGAGGTTTCCACCATTCCATCATTTTTATTAGCTGTTCTCTATCCGCTAATATTATACCTGAGCTCCAGTAGTACTCAAACATATCTTTTAACCCATCCATATCTAATTGGGATTGATTTTTACACATCCAATCATACCATATATCATAGGTGTTCCCATACCTTAAATACAATTCCCCAGGTTTAAAAACATCAAACATGTTTGGTGTGTTTTTATGGATAATAATATCAGCATCCATATACAAAAATCTTTCGTGATCGGTTTTTAAAAAATGTTCTATTGCTGAAATTAAATTAAAATGGCCTGTAGGGTATTCTGACTTAAATACTTCTTCTTTTAACACATAAAATTCAGCTTCTATGGAATCAGCATAGTATTTTTGTGAAGGTAAACAATACTCTGCATATTCTTCTGCTTCCTTACCTATTACAATGGTATATATTGCATTTTTTTTCATATTAATAATCTTTAAATGTTATATATGATTCAAATAAATCTTTTATATCTTTATTCATAACTTTAGTAAATATCATATCAGTTGCCTTATAAAATATTAAACCTAAGGTATTTTTAATAATATGAGGGTTTATCTGGTCTACTAAGTTTATGATCTGCTTTTCATACCTGTTTGTTGTTTTTCTTTTATCAAAGATACAGTGACAAATTAAATGAACTATTTCATCATTAGGATGAGGAATATTTTGGTATATATTCTTAACTTTTATTCTATTATCTATTATACTTTTAGTTAATCTATTATCAATATTAACAAAAATATTATTATCTGCTATACTTCTATAGTATAAACCTGTTGTTATGTCAAAATGAACATTTAGGTTACTATGTTTAAAGTGAATATGAGGTTGTGCACCATATAAACAATTATTACTATCTTGATATATTTTATATCCATAAGGTTTTACTTTATCTATAATTTCTTGTATAAATAAAGGTTTTATTAATATATCTATATCATTTTCCATTGAAGAATCCTCTGGAATTAAATCATAATTTCTAAGAGTTACATATCTTCCATTAGTTATTTCTGATATGTCCTCAAAGGTTTTATTTAATAATAAATGTTTATCCATTCTAATGTCCTATTTTTTTATACTGAATCATTTTATTGGCACTATTTACTATGTTTACAGCAAACTGTTGAAATTCGTCAGGTTTCATTTCTATCCTAAATGAATTATTTTGCAGATGAATTATAGGACCATCATTTAATTCTATTTCAAAAAATTCACATTTTTGATCTTTAAATTCTACCTTTGCTAGTTGTTTTTGTATTATTCCCATTTATAATGTGCTATAATATTCGTTTTGTTGTTCTTGTCTTTTTATTTCTTTTGGATGATATAATGCTAAATCTTTCATAGGGGGTAAATTGGCATAAGTTTTAAAACCTTCTAATTTTTCATGGACTTTATTTACCCATTTAATTTCTGGTTTGTTTTTCCAAATTCTCCATTGATAATCAGGCCAATTAATCCAACCTTTATTATCTACTCTCCATCCCCATTTTTTAATATGCTTATCAGTTAATCCTTCTACGGTATTAACTCTAGGTACTAAATAAACTTCATTATCGGGATTGCCCTCTATTATTTTAGGCAATGAAATTATTAACTGTTTATCTGGTATTTCATCAGCATCAATTTGAAATATATAATCTCCATCACATATTGATGTAAGTTTATTTTTCCAATCAGCAAAATGACCCTCAAATTCTCCTGGTACCCAAGATATTTCACAATTAACTGATTTTGCTCTTAAGAATTGTTCTATTCCTTCATGACCATTTTTAATATCATAAAGCACAACTATACTATCTTCATGTCTTTTATGGTCTAATAAAAAAGAAATGAGGTTTTGTATTTCTACAAATTCATTACATACTGTTATTGCGTAACTTATTTTCATTTATTTAAACTTAGTATATAATCTCTTAATTTATCATAGGGTTTCCATCCTAGTCTATTTAAACTATCATCATTTTCTCTTAATGTAATTTTATAATTTCCAGATTGATCAGGTAAATTAATATAATCACACCCAAATCTCTCTTTAAACATTAAATAAACATCATTTATAGAATAATTCATACCTGTTCCTAATTCCCAGGCATCTTTATGAACTAAATCTTTTATTCCTATTTTCCATAACCCATCTATAATATCATCTATATGAGTAAAATCTCTTCTTTGTTCACCATTACCTACAATTGTTATTGGTTCTCCATCTCTAACTTGACGCCTCCATTTACCAATTACTGCTGACCAATCCCCATCTACTATTTCCCCTGGTCCATAAACATTGTAAAATCTAACTATTTCAATATCCATTCCATACGTTTTCTTGTACATTTTACAAGCTTCTTCCCCCATATGTTTACATGCAGCATAAGGAGATTGATATGGGTTATGCCACCTAGAAGATGAACCAGCATATACAACTTTAGCTCCCGTTAATCTAGCAAATTCACATACCCTTTGTGTTCCAATTGTATTAACTCTGTAGGTTTCATTTGGATTATTAAATGAAGGTTGTATTCTAGATAGAGCAGCTAAATGAAATATTAGATCAAAATCTTTATCCATTAAACTTATATTTTCTATATCCCCAATATGATAATTACAACCAGCTATTTCATTTTCAATAACACCAATTTCATAATTATCTAATGAGTGAACATTATGTCCCTCGGTTAACAATTTTTTAATTAAGGCTGTTCCTATAAACCCAACTCCTCCTGTAACTAATATCTTCATTTATTCTGGTAGTACTCCAATATACGAAAGAGCATCTATGTAGTCACGTTCTTTAAAGGATTTTATTGTAGACATATCCATCTTATGTGTTTGACCTTCTACTTTAGCTTCATCACTTTCTTTTAAGGGTATTGCCTTTACAGCTGACCACTTCCAATCTTTAGCATTAGAACCATTAGCAAAAACCATTCCTTTATCTTGTATATTTATTGTATTTGGTATCCAAATTAAGTTTGTTTTAGGATCTTCCCAAGATATATCTTTATACAATTCAGGAAGGCTAATAACTTGTTCAGTGTAAAATTTTGAATCCTTTTCCATTAAGGTATTTGTCCAAAAACCACAGGATAAACTAAGATAATTAGTTATATCTTTATTTATTTCTGTTTTATAACAAAGATCACCTCCAGATTTTGGACAATCTATAATTGTATCTAAATTCATTTTATTTTAATTTTTGAAGTTTTGGTAGTTGTAATTTAGGTAATTGTAGTTTAGGTAAATTTAATTTTACTTGTGAAGGTAATTCAGGTGTATTTTTTGTTAAAAGATCCCCAACTAATTCTTTCATCTTATCCCAACTAAAGTTTTGTGTAACATAATATTTTTGTTTTCTAGATCTTTTTAAGTATTGTTTATAATTTTTATAAACCTCTTTTAAAGCACTAACACCTTGTTTATCATTTACTTGAAACCATTGTGATTCTTTTATTAACCAGTTATTGGCAGCTGAAGAATGTACATTTTCTAAATTCCCAGATAATAATACATTATTCGCGGGGGTTAAAAAGTCAAGATGACCACTCCATCCAGAAGCAATAATTGGTTTTCCAGTTAAACCAAATTCTAATAAAGGACGACCAAACCCTTCTCCTTTTGTAAAACTAACCATTGCCTTAACTTTAGGATGATTATATAACTCATTCATTTCAGAATCATCAAACTCTCCATTTAATAAATAAATATTAGGTAATCTAGCGCCTCCATAACTATCTTTTATAGTTTTAATTTTATCTAAAATAGAATCTCTACTTAAATAAGAGGCAACTCCAGTTGAAGCTTTTAATATTAAAGCTGGTTTTTTATTAATTTTATGTCTAAAGGCCTCATAAAAAGATTTAATTAAAACACCAACATTTTTTCTATCATGACCAAATTCACCTTGCATCCAATGCCCTACAAATAAATAACAAAATTCTTCTTTAATATCTTTTAAATCAATAGTTTTAATTTCTGAAGGTTTGATTGATTTATATACTGATAGATCAGCCCCCTCAAATACAACTTCAATTGGTTTATTTAATTTTATTTGTTGTATTACTTGGTTCGTTCTTTTATCCTTTTTGTCAAAAGCCATTTTTTCAAATGTGGTTTTAGCAAATTTTGAAGAAACCCAATTTGTGTTCATTCTATTTAACCCTTCAATCCATTCAGGCTTACAAGCGGTAGATTCAATCCCAGCTGTTATTCCAATATTATATTTACCCACAGGTTGAAATTCATTTGGGATTGTAATTTGAGCCCAAATTTCAGGTTGCATTTGTTGCCAATTTTGGGGAACTATATGTTTTAACAAAAATTCCCATTCTGAGTGGTCTTTACAAAATCCCCATGAAGTTTCTCCCCATTTTTGAGGTAAAAGTTGAACTTCATATTTATCTAGTTCTATTATCGCTTTAACTATATCACGACTACGTGCTCCATAACCCGAATAGGTATCAAATGGGCAACTTATTACAAAACGTGGTTTACTCATTAGTATATAATTTTATGATTTAAAAATTTCCCTTTATAATTGTTAGTATTAATTATTTCATATTTTTCTCTTGGTTTCCAAGTATCAAATAATGTGTCTAAAGCATCAATAACTCTTTCTGCTTGATGTTTTGAATTAAAGCCTGCTTCTTTGCTTAAAGCCCATTCTCTTCCTTTTGATCCTCTTCGTTTTAATTCTTTTCTACCTAAATTATAACATTCTTTTATTCTTTCCATAGCATCTTCCCATTTACATCTATCATCAAAAATATAGGGTGTTGGAGGAGAACCTTGAATTGATCTTGAAGTTGGGTAAACTGGGAATGCCCATTCCCCATGTTCTTTATAAGTACCTCTATGATTAGAAGGCACATCAGCACTAGGTGTAAACCATTTTCCATTTTCATCTACAAATCTCATTTGATCTTGCATTCCACCTGTTACATTAGCTATAATAGGTGTACCTGCTAACATTGCCTCAGTATTTGCTAAACCCCAACCTTCATTAGAAGTAAGTAAAATATGAGCATCAGCTATATTATACAACCAATTTAATTGCTGTTCTGTTAATCTTTTATCTATAAAAATTATATTATTATTATATTCTTCTTCAAATAAATACTCTTTTATCTTAGGTAAGTCAGTCCCAGCATCTGTTATTTTTTCTGTTTTTAAAACCATACAACATTCTTTAGCTTCTTCTTTTGGTAGAGAATCTAAAAATGCTCTAAAAGCTAACATTGCATCTGGGATTTGTTTTCTTCTAATATTCCTGGAATTAAAAAATAAAGTAAATTTAGGGTTTTTAGTCCCAAATAAAGATGACTTAAAATTGTTATATTCTAAATCATTACTATCAACTGGGAAGAAATTAGATGTATCTTTTCCGTGAGGAATATACCTAAATATTCTATTACCTTCATGACCTTTCAATACTAATTTATTAATATTAACTGTTTGTTTTGATATACCCATTAGTAAATCACATGCTTCATAATAAGGTCTATTATACATTGGAGCTGGATAATCATCCCAGATATTTAAATAAGAAATTGGGATGCTTTTTCTGATTTCTTGTTCCATATTCCAAATATGCATAAAATATCTTGGATCTGTAATTAAAAATAAAGCATCGGGTTTTTCCATCTTTATTATTTCTCTTATTATCGATGGGTTTCCATAACCATCACTAGGATATAAGATAACAGATGAATCATTTAATCCTGATAATTTATCAGTGCTTTCCGATAAGTCTAATCTTTTATTTTTTTCTGGGTGGTTTATTGATCCAGCTATTTGGACCCAATTAAAATGTTGAGCCGTATGTATTACAATTTCTTTTGCTATTGTAGCTACACCAGAATGTACTCTAATATCATCGCAAATTAGAAGTATTTTTTTTCTTTTATCCTTAGGGATATACTTAAAGTTTTTGTTCATAGGATTTATAGATCGATATTAATTTGATTGGTAATTTGTTTACGAAAATCTTCATTTGTAAGATACAAAAACAAGCTACGGTCGGCAAGTTTTTGAAAAGAAAATTTACGCTTTACACATTCAATTTTAAAATCCTCGAATAAATCGCTCTTAACTTTAACACTCGTTAGTGTCATTGGTTTTTTATTTGTCATAGTCTTTATTAATTAAAACATTTATTATACATATATCATTATCTACTCAAAATGCGCCTTTGCTCCACATAATTCTTTATCTTCTCCATAAGGACAAAACGTACAATTCCATTTAGAAGGTGATTTTGGATAATCTATTTCTTTAATTTTTCCACTTGAACTAAAACACTCTGTTATAAAACTATTAACAGCACTTTTAGCTCTATTTAATTTAATTTTACCACTTGGTGGAGCAAATGTTTGCACTCTGTAAGCTTGATGAGGAGACATAATATTATCATCATCCCAATCTAATACTTTTCTTTTTACTATAAAAAATTCAATTTCAATTTTATCTAAAGGAATGCCATATTGTTCAGAGAAATATTGTTTATATAAAATTAATTGAAAATGTTTATTTTCATCTTTTTTAGCATAACTGTTCCAACCCTTAGTACTGGTTTTTATGTCGATTATTTTGAATGTATCTGTTTTTTCATTATATGTGACAACATCTAAATACCCCATGTATAATACGTTATTATACATTTTATTTGGTGCGATTGCAATTGGTATTTCACAACCTACTAAATATGTACCTTTTTTATTAAAATATCTACTACGTTTTTTCTTAAACCAATCTAAAATAGAAACACCATCTTCAAAAAATTCTCTCATTTCTTCAGCTGAGGAGAAGTGTTCATTATTATTAGATTTATATTGGGATTGATATTCAGATATAAATTTATCTTGGAAATACTCTTCCATGTTTATTTCTCTATCTGCTGCTGCCGCTGACTTTTCATACATAACATCTAAGTAATGTTGCATACTTTCGTGGATTGCAGTTCCAAATACAGTATGAATAGATGAATTAAATCTTTTAATCTTATCTTTATATTGTAGTTTCCATCTATAAGCGCAATTCCTAAATATAGACATTTGAGAATATGATATATTCTTTTGATAAGCAAAATTAATTGGGTTAGGAGGGTTATTTTTAATCTCCTTTACAATTTTTGGAATTTTTTTAGCCAAACTATTTTTTCCATTTATCTCGACCTACTAAAAGACCAATTATTCCATAATTAGCTATATCAATAAACGTATCTTCCATCCCTTCTCCTTTAACAAATGCTCTACCATTTACTAATAGATTTTTTAAACGTGATATTTTGTCAGTTAATCTAATACATAACCCAGTTAGTGAAAATTGTTTATCATCGCTGTTATTAACGATATCTCCACCTAAAGCAATATTATTTAACCCATAATCCATATGTTTACGAGCAAACATTTCATACATTTCTTCTTGTATGTTTTGAAATTCTTCTGCTAATTCAGGATATTCTTCTTCAAAAATAGTTATGGTTTGATTTATTTCATCATCCATATATTCTTGTATTTTCTTTTTTGAATGCTTAGAATTAATAATTTCTCTATCGCTCATATCTGTAAAATATTTTTTAACTGTATCACCCATTAACTTGGCCTTTAATTTCAAAATACTTTTCTAATATTTCTAATCTTTCATCGGCCGATGCTAACAATTTAAGAGCTTCAGTACAATTATCCCAATAGTCCTTAGTTGAGTGATCACCTATTCCTGCTGGGTTGTTTGTTAATAGTTCAATACTTGCTAATGCTTTATTTTTATCTGCTTCAGCTTCTGATTTTAGGAATTTGTAAACTTGAATTTTCATTTTAGTATAGTTTTTAGTTCTTTTTTATCTAGTCCTCTATTTGTTAATATACGACTAATTTCTGGTTTATCCAACATATAAATATATTCTTTTGATTCTTTACTTGAACATTTAAAATAATCTTTAATATGATTTACTAAATCTTTATTAGGTTGTTTAATTTTAGATTTAATATATTTATTCCATCTATTATTTTTAGGGATAAATTCTTTATAAATAGAATATATCATCTTTTTTTCTTGAGGTGGAAAATCCTGTACATAGTTAACAACTTCAATATAATCAGGGTTCATAGATATAAATCTATGTATCATATAACTATTCCAAACCTCCCAATCTTTATCAGTAAATGACTCAACAGGAGGTTTAGTAGTATTAATTGCCTTTAACCAATCAAAGATATTCTTCAAATCTAATCCATTAATTCGTCAGCTAATTCTTCTCTAAGTTCTTTTGGAACTGATGATTTAAGAATTTTCTTAGTTGATGGATCATAAAAAACTGGGATTGGTAGTAAAGCATCTTCATCTGTACCCATTACAAATTTAGATACAGTTCTTAATACTACTCCTTGTTGAAAAACAACTCCACCATCAAAATTTTTGATAGCAGTTGTATTTTTTAAATCAATTGGGGGTTG